ATAGGAAATACTTTGGCTTGATGGCTTTTAGTAAGCGTATGAACTCAAAAAACAATGCAGATCTAGGATCATCAAAGGCAAGCTGCTTTCCCGCAAATGAGAAACCCTGACATGGACTGCCAGCTTGTATAAGAGTTACGTCTTGAAAAAGTTTTGGGTTTAAATTCCGCACGTCACCGACTTGAACTGTTTTTGGATAGTTAGCCTGTGTAACCTTTATGGCATACTTATCAATTTCACTTGCATAGTATCTCTCTACTGGTATACCTAATTGATCTAGTGCGATCTGGCCGCAACTCATACCATCAAATAAACTCAATACTTTCATGCTTTTCTGGTATTACTCTATTGGTCGTCCCCAGCTATCATAGTTATAGAAAGGTGGTTCATCTTGCACCACATCCTCATATTTAAAGTTCTGTACATCAGCTTGTGGATCAGAGGGTACACTTCCAATAATCTTCTTATGATGTTTTATGTATGATTGCACCAAGTCTTTGGATTCGCCCATAACAATATCATTGTTTGCACAATCAAAAGCGTCTCTCTTATCCATGCGTAAGTTCTGTAATTTACTCATAACGATACTCCTTTTTCTACTTTTATGTAAAATATGTTTTACTATATGTAGACATTATACACAATATAAGTTAATATACAAAAACATTTATAGGAGAAACGTATGAGTAAACCAAAAACAGATATATCTGAAATCATTGAGGGTGTAATAACTTATGCACCACCAAAGTCTAAACAAGACATCGAACAAGAAATAGAGCGTGATAAGGTCAATTATCTTATCTGGCAAATCGGTGTTGCTGTCAAAGAGTTACAACAAGCAATAAATGAATTGCAACAAGACAAGGACGTATCATGAAGATACCAACCAAAGAAAACATAAGAGCATATAAAAAAGAAAGACAGCGCCTAAATGATTTACACAATGAACTAGGCATGGGATTATGTGATCTTACTGAAAAAGTTGAAGATCTGGGTGTTATACATATTGCACATGTCGGTATTGCATTTTTTACACAAATGGCACTAGATTGTGCCCCAACATTAAAAGATGGTCGCAAGTTAGTTAGAGAGACCATAAGAACTGTTAAAAGGGAGCCAGTATGAAAATACCAGATATGTTAGAAAACTTTGAGCATGTAATTATAGGAGATGTAGCTTACTTTCCTAACCTTGATAACAACACGTATCACAATGGCCCAGGTATATCTTCATCAAACATAAGAAGATTTAGTCAGAGTCAGCTACATGCTTTAGAAGAAGTGGTTGAGCAAACACCTGCAATGATGTTTGGTTCAGCTGCACATTCATTGATTGTTGAGGGTGAGGCCGCATTTTTTAGTGATGTTGTCACCATCACAGGATCGCCTTACACCAACACTAACAAACAACTTAAAAAAGACAGTCTTGCTAAAGGTTTGTCAGTTATTACTGAAGAACAAAGAGACACTATTTACAGTATGAATAATAGTCTAGTGCAAGAAGCAGAGCCTTACTTGCGTCCTGGTAAAGACTATCCACAGGTTTTAAAGTCACCAAAAGAAGTATCAATCTATTGGTATGAACAAGATCTATTGTGTAAAACACGAGCAGATGTCGTTTGTAATGCGTTTGATAACAATTTTGGAGAGGATGCCATTGTGCTTGTAGATTATAAAACAACGAGTGATTGCTCGGTAAGGGGGTTTACCAATTCGGTAAGGCGTTACTCGTATGATCTACAAGCCGCTTGGTATAAGCGTGGCTTTGAACGTGCTGGTTTTAAAGTTGCAGACTTTGTGTTTGTTGCACAAGAAAAGAAACCACCATATGCAAGCAAAATATTCAAGATGAACCATACTGACATGGAGATTGGTTGGAATTTTCTGAGCGATTACTTAGATGATTACAACAAAGTGTTAGGTGGTAAGCCAGCTACTATATACAACAGTCCAAACGTTGTTGAGCTCAATACTGGCAATTTTTATAGGGAGGATCAAAATGAGCAAGGATGAGATAAAAATATTTAATGACGCATTGGCAGAATTATCTGACGGCATGTTTCATTATGAAACTTTAAATGAAACTTATATAAAAGACTTAATTGAAAATAAAGATTGGCATATGTTGGTTGCGACATGTATACCTTTGGCTTGTTTTCAAAGAGCTAATGAAAAACTACAAAAAATGTCTACCATAGACAATCCGTTTTTAAAAGATGGTGACAAATGACAGATAAAATTAAATATTATCAGAAGTTTTTAAATCTATATGAGAAACGAAATAATCCAAACGATGCACCAAAAATACTTTGGTATAAGAAAAAAATAGCACAGGAGGAAACTAAAGATGGTAGACAATGTAAATCATCCACCACATTATAAAAAAGGCTCTATTGAGTGTATAGAAGCAATAGAAGCAGCTTTGACATTTGAACAATTCTTTGGTTATTGTAAAGCAGCAGCGATCAAATATATATGGCGTTGTGATCATAAAGATGCAAATATAGAGGATCTTGACAAGGCTATTTGGTATCTGACCAAAGCTAGAAATAAACTGGAGAACATGTGATTACTTCAATCAAGACCATTCTAATAATACTTGCTTTGAGTATTGTCCTACCCTTGGCTTACATAGCCATCACAGATAGCGATAGATAAGAAAAAGGGGCTTGCGCCCCTTTTATCACATAGTAGGGATATTCTCCCTCGGAGGAGTCATATCAGAGTCTTCACTCTGTAGATACAACTTGATCTTTGTTTTCTTTGTACTGATCTCTTTACCTTCATTATTAGTAAAGGTGTCATCGACATTACCAAGCAATAACCTAAGGCCTTTGCCTACAAAGTCAGTGTGATTTTCTGGATATTTCTTATACCCAACTGCTTTAGTAAGCCTAGTAAAAATCTCAGTGCTTATGCGCTTGTTTTTCTCATCAGTAGCCCATAGGTTATACCATTCATTATGGTCACGATACTTACCCCCAGCAATTTGAAACGTAACTTTTAAAGTCCAGTTTCCTGCTGGAGATTTGTATTTATCAGTATCAATAATCTTTGCATTGTATTCGCCCTCTGGTGCAATTGGTGTGCCAGTGGACTGCTCTTCTAAATTGTCGAAAAACTCGACATCACTAAAATCACTCATTAGATTCCCCCTTTGTGATATTTGTTAATGAA